TCGAGGGATCCTCGGGATCGGTCGGCATGTGCAGGAGATCGACGAAGAACACCTTGCCGATCGCGTCGCGCAGCCGGTTCAACATGTCCTCGCCGAGCGGGATGTTCGTGCCCATCTGCAGGGCCGTGATCCGATCGTCGGGGCGAAGACCGGGCCGGCGGAAGATCAGCGACCCAGGCACTGTGCGGATCGGCACGATGTAGCCGTTATCCGGCACCTCGAGCGGCGGGTCGATCGTCTTCTGCGACGCCTTGATGACGAGGCGCGCGCCCTCGTTCAGCATCTTGACGTCGGGCAGCGCCGTCGAGCCCGGCCCCCGGCCATAGACCTCGTTCATCGACACCGAGAACCGCGGCGTCAGGTAGATGAACTCATTGTGCCCGCCGATGCTGATGACGTTCTTGTCGTCCTCGCCGACATAGACGCTCTCATACGGCATGTGCAGCTTGTCGATGCGCTGCGGGTCGCGGTTCTTGCGCGGCTGGACGCGATGATGAAACCAGAACTTGCGGTCGCCCTTGTCCTCCTCGTAGGCCTTGCAGACTTTCTCGCCGGCGGCCTTGCCCCACGCCTTGACCGCCTGGCGCGCCGTCCATTGCCACTTGCGCGACAGCGTGTCGATGCGATCCTCGTCGTTCACCGCCCAGCGGCACTCCCGCATGTGCCTGGTCGAGAACAGCGGCATGCTCTCCCGGTTCTCCATGATGCCCATGCAGGCCGTGCCGATGCCGGCGATGTCGTCATAGACCTCCTGGCTCTGCGACGCGAAATTGTAGCGCGCCGAATTGAACACCGCGAACAGCGCGAGCGTCGAGGCATCGAGCCATTCGCGCACCCGATAGATCTGGTTGATCCGGTCATTGTCGGGCGTCAGCGAAAACCATAAGAGCGTCGAGCTGGTGAGGAAGCTGTGGCAGGCGGCGCGGAATTGCTCGCGCGCCCACAGGGGATAGGAATCGTAAACCCATTGCATCCGCTTCTGGCCGGGCGAGCGGTAGGTCGTGTAGTCGGCGCGATCGGGGTTCATGTAGTTGGTGATCTGCTGCCAGTGCGTCAGCGTCTGGCCGGCCGCGGCGTCGCGCTCCTCCCAGTCGTGGATCACATCGCGCGCGAGATCCCGATCGTCCATTCTACTGCCCCAGGAGCGATTTCTTGCCGATCGGCGCCGGCGAGGTATCGCCCATCCCCGAGGTCAAGAGCGTTTGCTGGCGGCCATACATCGTGCCCTGCTGTGCCGCCATGGCGCGCGTCGCCGCCTGGATCGCGGGATCCGATGGCGTCGGCGCATTCGGCTCGTTGCGTTTCGGGATCGAGGGCGAGAACAGGCTACCCATAGACGACTTGCTCCCTTCGTTCGATCGACCAGCCGTCGCGCGGATCGGGATTGGAATCGGCGAAGCGCGGCAGCGGATTGGGATAGGGCGGCAGCGAACCGCCGCAGATCGCGAGCACTTGCGCCTGCGTGACCGGCTGGTAGCCATTGGCGGCGTATTGCGCACCCATCGCCGCGTCGGTGTCGGACGTCGGCACCACACCCGGCGCATAGAGATAGAAATTGGCGCGCAGATCGTACATTCAGGTGATCGCCGTGATCGTCACATTGGTGATCTGGTACGGCCCCGCGATCGGCGTCGCCCCAGTTGCGACCTGGTCGAACGCCTTGACGATCGCGCGCTGCACCATCGGCACAAAATCGTCGGCGATCTCGCGCAGCGTCACCGTGCCCTTGGCGTCCCAGCCCTGCTGCGCCGGCGTCGTGCCGCTGATGTCGAACGAATAATCCATCTCAGACCCCTTTCAGCGACGGCAACGCGATCGCGAGCGTCAGGAAGAACAGCCCCAGCCCCAGGATGTTGAGGCGCGGCGATGTCGGCACGTTCGCCGCCGACAGCGCGAAGCAGATCAGCGCCGCGACGAACAGGATGAATACGACCACAGCCATGATGATCTCCTCGCTTAAGTCGTCCTCACTACGCACAGGACCGGGCCCTCGTTGACCGGCGGCGGGTCGACCAGGACATAGGATCCGTCTGCCGCGACGAAGGTGATGGTGAAATAGCCATTGTTGAACTGCGCCCCATAGCACTCGATCGGATCCCACAGCGCGAACACCGAGAATTCGCCGGGGATGCCGGTGATGCGGCTCTGCGCGCTCGAGAACGTCAGCAGATCCAGCACCATCTTGGTCATGCCAAGATCGCGGGTGTAGAGCCGCGACTCCACGCCCTGGTCGATCCGGTTGTTCGGCTGCGACGTCCTGATCCGCGTGCCGAGCTCGTCGGTCATCGTCAGGCTGTCCTGACTTCGACGTTCGCGACCGGGCCTTCGTCCTTGGGCGGCGGATCGACGATCAGGTAGGTGCCGCCGGCGTCGATTCCGGTCACCGTAAAGTAGCCGTCGTTCAGGTTGGTGCCGTAGACCTCGATCGGATCCCAGATGGCGAAGACCGTGAACTCGTTGGCGCCGCTGCCGCTGATGCGGCCGTTCGCCGAGGTGAACGTCGCGGTATCGAGGATCAGCTTCGTCATGCCGAGATCGCGCGTCAGCAGCCGCGTCATGCTGCCCCGGTCGATGCGGTTATTGGGCTGGTTGGCCCTGATCCGTGTCCCCAGTTCGTCTGCCATCCTCGTACAAACTCCTCAGTTGCAACGTCGAATGTTCACCGCACCAGTCGTTCGGCTGCTTCGAGATCGCCGCCGGATATCGCTTGCACACGCCGGTGTGGAAAACCTCGCGGCTGATGTCGACATTCGGCGGCGGCTTTTTCGGCGGCAGGAAATAGTGGCATGTCGAGCATTCGATCATCCCCGCACGACGACGAACTCGCCGGCCTCATCGCCCTCGCGAATGCCCTTGACCCATTGCCCGGTCTTGCCCGGCACCAGGAGGAAGAGATCCGCGACGTCGTACCTCGCCGGCAAGCCGAGCTCTTCCGTCGCTTCCGGCGGCGACTCCACCTCGTAGATCTTGCCGACGATGCCGGCGAATTCGCACTGGTCGACGCAGTAGATCGAGCCGCCAATCGTCTTGCCGTCCTTCACCGTTTCGGTGTGGTGCAAAAGCGGTGCTAGGAACGTCACTCGGTCGCCGAGCTTCGCCATGGGTCTTTACAGGCTTAAGTTTTGGATTGGGGCGAGAGCAGATTCCTGTCACCCAACCTTTGTCAATCCGCAAAAGGCTCCCACTCGAATTCGGCCTGCGCGCCCTTCGTCGCCATTTCCCATTTCTCGTGGCGGGCGCGGATCTCAAGATCCTCGCCACCGGCGGAGAGCACGTATTGCAGCGCATCCATCGGATGGGAGAACTGGTTCTTGTCCGGGCTTTCGTCGAAGCGCGGCGCACCTGGCACCCGCATCAGCCGGTAGCGATAGCCCGAGTTGAAACCCTCGTTCAGCACCGGGCAGGCGAGCGAGAGCTCGAATCCCGGTTCGCCGTCAATCAGTTGCATCAAGGGACGGCGCACGGCCTCGAGCCGGGGAATGATCGCATTGGTCGGCGCCGGATCGACGCGGATGCCGCATTCCGAGGCGACGATCTCGATCCACGACGCCTCGCCCATCTGCTTGTCGGTTCCATAGGCCGCCGATGGATCGGCCCAGCCCTTGATGTCGGTGGCGCTCGGATATTCGTCGTGCAGCACTTGCGCCACCATGCGGCCAAAGCGGATCGGCCCGGTGCCCTGTTCGCTCACGATCTCCTTGAGGATCCGCCACTTGCCGTTCGCCAGTTTCTGAACGATGACCGCGGCCGGCGAGCCGCCGGCGTCGAAACCAAGGCGCAGCGGAATGCCCGGCACCATCTCGAGGATGCGCCCGGCGCGATGCAGCGTCTCGTTGTACTCGGGAAACACCGGCTTGCCGTCGCGCGAGAAGCCGGGGCGGTTCCTGATCATGCGCTCGATGTACCATTGCGGCTGGTCGCGCATCTGGATGGCGTAGTACTCGGGCGGGAGGTTTGCGAGATTTTCCGCGTTCGGCTCGAGCCCGCCAGGCTGTCTGAGCAGCAAGACGTCGTCGGGCGTATTGCGGAAGATGTCCTGGTAGAGCCACGAAGTTTCCTCCGGCGCGTTGCAGTCGCCGACGATGCCGTACCATGACGGGCCGCCCTCGCTCATGTCGGGATAACGCCCGACGCGGCCGCGGGCGAACTGGTAGACCTCGCGCGCCAGAAGATCGAGTTCGATCAGCCACACGCAGGTCATTTCGTAGCCGCGCATCACCTCTTCGACCGCATTCTCGCCGATCGCGACGAGATCCATCGTGAAATCCACCCGTGTCCCATCCTCGAGACCGAACGACAGGTTGAATTGCGACGGCGCGTTCGCCGCGCCCTGCCATTCGCCGGCGCTGCGCGGAAGAAGCTTGTGTATCGACGGAATCGTGGCACGATGCAGCTGACGGTAATTCTCCTGCACTGCGACCAGCTTGAACTTGCGCACGCCGTCCCTGGTCGATGGTTTCTGCAGCGTCGCCAAGTGCAATGCCTTCATGAGAACGGTTCGGGTTTTCCCCGACCCAATGGGCCCGTTCAGGATGTTCGCAAATCGTGTCTCGCGCATGAACCGGGAGCTCACGGGCCCCGGCGATTTCCAGTCGAGCTTCAAAAGCTCCATTCACGGCGCCTCGATCTTGCCGTCCTTGATCACCGTCGCGGTCAGCGTCAGGACATCGCCGGCGCCATTGCCGACCGTGGGATCGCCCTCGCCGAAATCCCCGATGCGAAGCTCGATCACCTTGTGGTTGGTGAGATCGACCGCGAGCGGCATCTTGGAATGCAGATGGTCCTTGAGCGCGATCGCCGCCAGGCGCTTTTCCTGGAGCGCCTCGAGCTTGGAGCAGTTGAGCGAGGCGGCGAGCTCGGCGACGCCGGCGGTTGCGATCTGCGCCAGCACCTCGAGCGGGCTCGTATACCGCGAGAGCAGATACGCCGCCATTTCGGTGGTGCGCTTGTTGGGCGAACCGGGCGGCCGGCCGATCTTGCCCGTGCGCCCGGCGCGTAACTCCACCACGCTGGGCGTGATCGGTGCACCGAGCAGTTCCAGCTGCTGTTCTTCCGGAGGCGCCTCGTATTCCGCGAGCGCCACCTCCAGCGCCCGTTTCTCGCCCGGCATGATCGTCCCAGGATCTGGTCGCGGCCGAAAAGCGGTCCCCGACCCCCGATTTTTCTCTCAAGAAGCACGAGACAGTCAAAAACTCCCCGTTGGAACCAAAAGCACAGCGAAAGGGAGGGCGAGGCCCTGGCGGGCGCAAAACCGGGGGTACCCCCCAGTCGACACGCTGGCCCGTGTGCACGATCGGATCGGCCGCCAATCCACAGAACCCAGGCTTTCCGCGGCTTTATTGCGGCCGACTAACCGGCGCCACTAACAGATTCAGCCGTTGTGCACCTACCCCTACCTTATGCAGCGGATGAAGAATCCGCTTTCCCTATCAGACACATATCCGCAAGTTCCCGCCGCGAGCTCGAGTCGCCCCAGATCGCCGGCCGCGCACCTATTACGAGACCCGTATTTTAGTCTTTTCCGCGGAAAGCCTGGCCATTTGCTGATCCAGAACTGAGACAATGGATCACTTTTTGGATCACCTTAAGCCCATGATTTATAATATCTATTTCAAATAAAGAGATATTTGATCCATGATCCTGCACATATATACGTTGCGTAGCGCAGGTTTTTCCCTACCAGCGTTCTCATATATATATCTCCAGGATCTTGGATCACTTTCGCGAAAATCGCAAATAACATAGCACTATCAAAGCCATAGACTGATCCAAAAAGTGATCCATTGTCTCAGTTCCGGATCAGTCACCCGCGACATTTGCGCCCTAATTCGTATTCAACGGGTCAGGGGCTCAAGTTTTTTGCGAGAGGCCTGTTGACATGCTCTCGTTTTTCGCTAGAGTCGCGATTGTCAGAAACGTGACATCACAAAAGGAACCGAACCAATGAAGACCGCTAATTTCGCTCTCGCCACGATCTGCCTTTCACTCTCCGCCCTGGCGTTCGTTTGCACTGTGGCGCTAGCCGGCCGCGTCGCGCCCAATATCGGCGCCGCAATGTTGGCCTTTGAAGGATTCTCCGGAGTCTTCGGAGTCATGGCATTCGCGGTGTTCACGCGCGCCAATCGCTAGTCCCCCCACACACACACACAGGAACCGAACCAATGACCAAGCAATCGCATACACCGGGACTGTGGACACAGGCGACCATAGAGGCGCTTGGGTACAAGTTCACGCGCAATACCCATTACGGACAAACGCGCGATGTTAGCATTTCCCGCGCCGACAACGGTTGCACTGTATGCACACATTTCCACACCCAAGGCGCGATAGACGCCTTCGCGGCCATTCGACCGGGGCAACATGGGCGCATGACAGAGGCGGAAGAAACCCGCGCGGTTACCGCTAGTCCACACACGGCGTGACCATCCGGCGCCAGAACGCAGACTGATTCCCTCGCATACAGACCTAAAGGTCAGGGAAACCCGCCGGCGGATCGCCGGCGGGTTTTTTCTTTTGTGCTCGAGCTCGAGCCCCTGAGTCATCCTGCCGCATCTATCACTCTAGTTTTTTCCTAGAGCCATATT